CCGCATACGCCCACCCCACCATGCTAACGTCAACCGACACCAAGCGTGATGGACCCACCCGAGCAAAGGGTGATGCCCCTTCGGCTGCAGCGCAGCCGGACCAAAGGGACGAGAAGGTGCAACACAATACGCGTGTGGCCCTGGATGAGACGGAATCAAAAGTAGCGAAGCTGTTGCACCCGCTACTCCGGATCACCAGAGCTGCGGGCTCACGTGCACACGTGAGCTCGCAGCAAGCATTGGCCAATGAAGTGTTCTTCAGTGAATACACGAGACAGCCGGTGACAGTCGTGGGAGGAGACCCATCCCTCATGCCCGACACACCGCTGATACACATACTCTCGTTGTACTGCACCACTGCAGAACGCGCGCAGGACTTCGGCACGGTCACAGTCTGTGATTGTACTATAGAATCGTGCCCACACCTGAAGGCTAGCTCTGTAATATTGTTCCCACATTTCCGATGGGCGCATGACATTGAGCTTGTCAGGCTGGCAGTCCAGCGTTCCACCGATCACAGGGCCCACATACTGCTCCCGCACATCACCAGCTCCAAGTCATATCGCGGAGCTGCTTACCACGGGGAGCTGCAGTGGTCCCTATTGCCACGCAGGCATGGCTTCGCCGTTGCGGTCCAAGAAGGCGAGGACATGGTAGAGGTTGAGTACCCTTGTTGGATCCACACGAGCAAGGCGAGCTCCGGAACTTACCCCATAGCCTGGTACCCCTCTAGAAACATAGCGCGGTCAGCTAGCGTGTACACGGTGACCCCATGCCACACTCGCCCCCCGCGAGTCGTCGGCAACACCCTAAGAGACGCACTGACCGACCGAGCCCTTGTGGGGAACCTAAACCTCAAGGGAATGAGAGCGTTCGGAGACGCATCGTTCACAGCCGAGACGAAGATTTTGGCACAGATTGACTCCATTGTCTCATTTGGAGCATTCTGGGCCGTCTCACACACCGTTGACCAGTCCGTGCTTATACCACGCGCTTACCTCGACGAGCTGAAAGCTACGATGACGAACAAACAGAGGTTGCCCGGCAACTACATCGACCTCACGAACACGGCCAAGACTCTCATACACAGATACCAAGTTCCCGGATCGGAACAACCTGACGTGCAGGCTTTTGCTATAGCCATTGCGTTTGTATCAGGCATCGACACCGAGATGGCAATCCTATCCAGTGTGGCCGCAGCCAGCGGCACTTACGCAGCACACGCCAAGCTTTTGACGTTCGCCCCTCTTTGGAGGCTGCGGACAGTCCTGGCGCTGTCGCTCATGGCACTCATCCCCCTGTGCCTCACGCTGTATGCGATCCTTCTGGGCTCGCGCGCAATAGCAGCGCATGTGCGCGAATACCTACGCCCCCCGCCACCCCCGCCAAGCCTCCTAGACAAATGGAGGTCCATGTTCACCATAGCCGTGGGCTACCAAGCAGCACTCCTTGCCGCGGCCATTCTTATAGCCGCCGCCCACGTCGCGCGCGCGGTCGCTGGCACATGGACATGGCTGCGCATGCCCGTCCACCTCTGGTGCATCGCCGTAGCCCAAGGCATGCTGCTCGACGTTGTCGGACTACGGGCCGTGCACGTCATAGTGGCGCCAATCGTCGAAGAGTCGTTTAAGAACCTCTACGGCTGGCCCGCCGCTGTGGCTTTGGGATACATGGAAACAGGCACCGCCCAGCAGGCGCTCGTACACATAGTAGGCCACCTCATTTTCTGGCGTGCCGGATGGTGGGGGGTGCTACTACATGCCGCCGTGAACCTGCGGGCCACCCCCTTTGCGCTGTGCAAGCTGTGGATTTCGGGCAGCCTGTGCGCCGACGCTCCCTACTGCCACGAGATGCTGCCGCCAAGCCTGGCGCCTTACATTTGCGAAGCGCTCCCCCAGAAGGCCGTGGACACACTCATTTCGGCAAATGCCATTGAGACGGCCATGACAGTCATTGTATGGATGTGCGGGGTGAGCTTGGCAACCATCATCATAGGCTGGGCCATTGTGACAGCATGCAACCACGGTAACATCATGCAGACGCGGGATATTGACGGCATCGAAATGCGCGACATCGGGGCGCACGCGTCAGTCCCCATGCTCCCCATCAACATGAACACCAAACCACCCCCCACCCAGGCAGGGAGCCGGCTAATCCTTGCCACGGACGCTGTTGCGCGCCGCATCCCCAACGCTCCGCTTGTGTGCGTTGGATTCGGCCTCGACGGCGAACCCCCCATCACATACGCTAACAACCAGCACAACGTCGTAGGGGCAATCCAGCACCGGACCACACGCCACATGCCTGAGGACCCTATAGCCATAGCCCGCATCATCGGATGGACAGCACTCAACTTCCATTGGCTGTTCCCTAAGTACGCCGAGGAATTCGCTGAGATGCAACCTATGCCGGAACAGGAGTGGCTTAGCAAGTACGGAGCAGCCGAGCGCAAGAGACTGGAGATAGCCCTCACCCGGGTCCACGCCATGACCCCGTCCGACAAGCACCTACTCAAGTCAGGCATGTTCGGGAAGAAGGAGAAGTCCCCGTTCTCGAAGAACGAGAAGCAAACGGCAGCGAGTTCAACGGGCCCGGCAGGAGTGTTCGACCCGGCGTACAGGAATGTTGATGCCTCCATGCGTGGCATCACCACCTCTTCTGACGAGTACAAGGTGCTAGTAGGGCCATGGGTGGCCGCCGCTCAGAAGATCTTCACCCGGATCTGGAGCAAGCACCACTTCATAACCTACAGCAGTGGGATGACGGGCGAGGAGGCGGGCGAGTGGTTCGACTGGGCGCAGAATGACGCACCCCACGCCCCCCGCGACGGGTATGAGTGCATGCACCAGGAAGATGACGCGAGCAAGTTTGATTCCAGCATCGGCGTCATGAAGACGACTCTCGAGCTGCTTGTGTGGAAAACCGTGGGGGCTGGCAGGTGGATGACCACTCTCGGCGTGAGCGTCCTATCCATGCTCATGCTGAAAGTTAACGTGACGGTCAAGACCATTTTCGGGGACGTCTACAACGTCATTGCCACGCGGAAGTCAGGCGACTACAACACGTCAGTCGGGAACTCCATCATCAACGGCCTGGTGGCAACGTACAACTGGTGCACCGCCGCCAACATCACCCCGGCAGACCTGTCGCAGGTCCACCACGCCCCCGCTGACGACGACGGGTCCGTCCCAGAGCTCAACTTCTCCGACGATGAGGACGATGAGAACGTTGTTGACACCCGTCCGGATGGCAAACGCGGCCAGTCGCTAAGCCTCACCCCCACCCCCGAGGCTAAGAAGGTGCGGTTCGCCCCCACAAGACTGGAAGACGCGAACGGCCACCTGATCGACCGCAACCAGTCCTTCTTCCGGTGCATGGTGCAGGGAGACGACCGGTATGACATCCGCATGAAACTCAGCTCGCACAGGAGGTGGCTGCCTCCGGCCGGCGGCGAAGTCATCGACGCACAGGGCAACATCAACTGGGTGTACCAAGACGAGAAGTGGCAACTCCACAAGGTGACGATGCTGGCATCTCTGGTCCGCAGCGCGAAAGGGGAGACCCTCATACTTGTCCTCAAGCGACTCATCAGAGCTTCGGTCGGACTGGGCTCGGAACTCGCCCTTGTTGACGGACCCGAGGTGAAAGGAGATGTTGACACCGTGGCAATGTCCGCCCAACTGGGCTTCAAGACGAAGACCAAAGTCAGACCCCGACACGAGTACGCGAAAGGTGAGTTTTGCTCCAGTTGTTGGTGGCCCACCTCAGACGGCACAGTTCTCGGCCCAAAGATAGGCAGGCAGATCTACAAGCACGCATGGACAGACAAGCCGGTGTCTCAACAAGTCGCCTGGCTCTGTGCGGTCACAAAATGCACCGACCTCACATGGCGCTGCGTCCCTGTGCTCAGGACCCTTCAGCTATACTACAACGATGTGTTTGGCAAGAGAGTGGCCTCCCACCAGCGCGCCATGGCGGCGTTCAACTCAGGGAAAACGCAGACAAAACCCCCGCCCCTAGCGACATACCGCCTGACAGAAAGCGAACGGCTGGAAGACTGGATGAAGTTCCGGTCCGCCGCACGCCATGAAGTCGTGGCAGAGACATTCCAATTCTTTGCCGACCGATATAACCTTGACGCGAGAGAGGTCGAGAGTGAGCTGAAACAGCTGTTAGCAGTTCACACCATGGGCACCACTGTCGCCCACCCTCTACTCAAGAAGCTACACACAGCGGACAATGAGTAATGTCCCATGTGTGGCCCACTGGTCGCATTTGGCCGACACCATGCAACCCGATTAGTTTAGGGTGCTGGAGTGGCCACTAAATCCTCAACCTCCGGAGCCCGCAAGGGAAGGAAGGCGTGTTGAGGTCTCGCAATGACAACAACGTCGAACGCGAAACCCGCTGGGCCGACCATCCCAGCCACCGGCACGACCGTGCCGGAAGCGCAGCCCGCGCAAACTGCCCCCCAAAGCGCTGGGGAGGCAGGGAAAACTGAGCCCGCCAAATCTGGCGACCAGAGGGCCAAGCTGACCAAGCTTGGCCCATCTGACGGAACCGATTGGTACAACAAGCCGGGTGCCGTGGAACACGTTTATGAGTACAAACACTCCTGCAAGTGCTGCGGGTATCGTCCCATATTACGTGCAACACGCTGCGCCCACGTGACGACAGCTATCAACGCGACGGTCTACTACACCCCCGCCGCCGCAATGTTCGTCAGCAACACCAACAACACGCTCGAGCAAGTCATGGCAGAAGAGCCACCTGCTAAGAGGCGCAAGTTGGACCCACTTGTTGGCGTTGAACCAAACCCCGGCCCCCCGGGTGGAAAGGGGGGCGCCCACGGTTACCCGTCGTTCAAGTTCCACGGAAACTACGGAGGACCCGGGTACAGCAGTGGAAAGTTCACAGACACACCAGACTGGGCCGTCCCGGCGACCGATGAGGTCGACGAGGTCTTCAAGAAACATGACCACGACTACGGGACGATGACACACCAGCAAGCTGACGCTCTGGCGGTGACACGCCTCAAGAAGATCAGCCCATCTGTCTCCACACGCTATGCTAAAGCGCAGATCGCAGCCCTCGGCTTCCACGTCAAGTCGTTGGCAGCGGAAGGCCCGCCCGACCGCGTTAGCTACCCATGGGACGACAAGCTCAGGCCGACGCGTGTCCGTGAGGGCAAGCGCCGCCAAAGCACCCCAAATCCTGCGCCAGCCCTGCAGGAGGGAGGAAGGCCGCTATCAGCGGCGGACGATCCGGTTACATTAACCTCTGCTGGGATGGCTATCCACCCCAACCCCGGACCGCCCAAATCTCATAAGGGAAAACGGAGTCGGAGCGCCTCGCGCAAAGGAACACGAAAGCGAAGCACATCACGCAAACG